AGCCTTATGTAATGAATTGGGGGCAGATTATTATGTCATCAATGGATCCGACGAAGGGCGTTTCTTGGATACTGTACGGAACCAAGCGAAGAACTTCGCTTCGACCGTCTCACTTACGGGATCTTCTAAACACAAAGTCATCATCATCGATGAGGCGGATAACACAGGAAACGACGTACAACTCCTACTACGGGCGAATATTGAGGCATTTTATAACAACTGCCGATTCATCTTCACCTGCAACTACAAGAACAAGATTATTGAACCTCTTCACTCTCGATGTGCAGTCATCGACTTCACCATCAAAGGGAAGCAAAGAGTTCAACTTGCAGGTAGTTTCTTTCAACGACTTCAATCAATCTTGGATACGGAAAAGATTGAGTACGATCAAAAAGTCGTTGCGGAACTTGTATCAAAACACTTCCCAGATTTTCGTAGGGTCCTCAATGAATGCCAGAGGTATTCTACAGGAGGAAAAATTGACTCGGGCATTCTTGCATCTTTCTCAGACATCTCTGTAAATGAACTCATCAAAAACCTCAAAGATAAGAACTTCACAGAGGTTCGTAAGTGGGTGGTCGCCAACCTGGACAACGATTCTAGTAGTCTACTTCGCAGGATTTATGACTCCTCTTTTGATTGCCTTACACCCCAATCTATCCCTGCTGCCGTTCTTATTATTGCTAAGTATCAATACCAATGTGCGTTCGTGGCTGACCAGGAAGTAAATCTTCTTGCTGCTCTTACTGAGATTATGTGTGAGTGTGAGTTTAAATGATTATTTCTGAACAAGATGCTCAATGGGCTGCAGATGAGTTTATTAAGTATTTCTCTCAGATGGGAAATATTGAAGACTACCTGCGTTTTGTCAAGAAAGAAGTCATTAAAACTACTAGCACATTAGTTCCTCTTCATGATGAATTTTTTAATGAAGATATTCATCCGGAAGATATGGAGTTTGATATTAAATTTATTGGAGATCGTTTTCAACAAGCACTTCCTCAAGATTATTACAATAGTCTTTTACAGGTAGTATCTTCTCACAATAATGAGTCAAATATTCCAGGTAGAGAATTGCGTTGGATGATCTTTGAGAGGAATAGTAAAAAAGTTCTTGGTTTTATTCGTTTCGGTTCTCCAACAATCAACTCAAAACCAAGAAATGAATGGTTAGGAAAAGTACCTGATCTTTCTGTTTTTAATCGCCATGCTGCGATGGGTTTTGTGATTGTTCCTTCGCAACCGTTTGGATACAATTATCTTGGCGGAAAACTTCTTGCTTTAATGTGTTGTTCTCATTTTGCTCGTGAGACTCTTAATGAAGTATTTGAGAAAGACATTGCTCTTTTTGAGACAACCTCTCTTTACGGTTCGACTACAGATGCATCTCAATATGATGGTCTCAAACCTTTTATGAGATATAAAGGTCTAACAGAAAGCAAGTTTCTTCCATTACTTCATGATGAATCATTTCATAAGTTGCATGATAGATTTACTTATCTGAATAATAATACTCCATTAACGGATAACAAAGCATCATCAAAGAAGATGAAGAGGCAGACTAAGATGATATCGATAATTAAAAATTCACTCCAAGATAAACAAAAACTTGGTGAATTTAATCTCGTTATTAATGCTGCATTTAATCTCACTCAGAAGAAGAGATTTTATATTTCTGAATATGGATATTCAAATGTTCGTGAAGTAATTCTAGGAGAACATGAAGAACTAGTTCGTGGTCCAAATTGGGATAAGTTTTATTTAGAGAATATTATTTCTTGGTGGAAGAAAAAAGCAACAAAGAGATATGAAAAATTAAAAGAAGAAAATAGGTTCAGAACAAAGGTTGAACTCTGGACAGATGATGATGAAATTCAGATTATTAGATAATGGAACTTAAAGACTGGTTAAACTCAATAAACTTTACAAAAGAAAATTTAATCCAAGAGGATGAATCTTGCATTAAGGAATATGCTCCTTTTGTTATCAATAGATGTTTATCTGGACATATTGATTGTATTCTTTTTGCTAACGAAATGAATATGCACCATCAACTTGATAAAGATATGCAATATTTGTTTTATCTAAATAGTCTAAGGAAAAAGAAGAGATTTTCTCCCTGGCTCCGTAAGGATAAAGTCAAAGATTTAGAATGCGTTAAGCAATACTATGGTTATAGTAATGAAAAGGCATCTCAAGCTTTGAAGATTCTAAATAAAGAACAACTTAATTTTATTAAACAACGACTTGAAATTGGAGGAACAAAATGACTACTGCTAATCAAACAGTAGAACCTGAAGTCCATTGGTCTTCAGACCAAATGGTAGAGGTAATTCTTAATGAACCTGATGACTTCCTCAAGGTTCGTGAAACTTTGACTCGTATCGGAGTTGCTTCACGTAAGGAGAAAAAACTCTATCAGTCTTGCCATATTCTTCACAAGCAAGGTAGATACTATATTGTTCACTTTAAAGAGTTGTTTGCACTTGACGGCAAACACGCAAATTTAACTGTGAACGATGTTCAGAGACGTAATCGCATCACACGTCTTCTTGCTGACTGGGGACTTATTACTGTGGTCAATCAAGATAAGGTTGCAGATATTGCTCCACTAAATCAAATCAAGGTTCTTTCTTATAAGGACAAAGGTGATTGGATTCTTGAGCAGAAGTATAATATCGGTAAGAAAGGAAAAGTGCAGGAAACCGAATAAATAGTGGTGTGCCAATCGTGCGGCACTCTACAAAAGTCGGAACACCCTAAAAAGAGGTTCGGTTTTACCGATACCTCTTTTTTTCGTTTCTTGTATAATTAGTAATGGATGCCGAAAGGGTCCACAAAATACAAACTCGCTTTAAAAAGGAGCTACCATAATGACTAACCTAATGCGTTATACTTCTGCGGATCTTCCTGCTCTGATGGACAGGATCACTCGCAATAGTATTGGTATGGACGAATACTTTGATCGTCTATTCAATCTTCATGAAACTACTTCCAACTATCCACCATATAATCTTGTTCAAATCAGTAACGTAGAATCACGACTTGAACTTGCACTTGCCGGATTTAAAAAGAAGGAGGTTTATGTCTATACACAAGATGGTAAATTATTTGTCGAAGGACAAAAAGAGGATAAGGAATCCGATACCAACTATGTCCATAAGGGATTGGCTCAACGATCTTTCAAGAGAGCATGGACAATGGCAGACGATACAGAAGTCGCAGATGTATCATTTGAAGACGGACTCCTCTCTGTCAACTTGAAGAAGATTGTTCCTGAACATCACAAGCGAAAGGATTATCTCTAAATAAAAATAAAAAATGAAATCTTTCGACGAGTTCAAAACAATTGCATATAAAGGAGCAGTTCCACATACTGTTCATTCTCAAGGAAAGCAAAAAAGTATTCCAAAAGGAAAAGCAGTTCCTGTAAGAAGTCGTTCAAGTGCTGGTGGTAATGGAGATGGTGACGGTGGTAATGGTGGTGGAGGAGAATAAATAGTATTGAATATCGTCGGCGCAAGAGGAGTACCTGGCAAAATCCAGGTTGACTCCTCCTTTTTTTGTTGGTAGAATACTGAGAGGTATGGAGTAAAGATGACCGTAAAACTTGTTTTATTAAAGTCGGGAGAAAAACTTATTTCTGATGTCAAAGAAGGTTTTGTTGAAGAAAAACTGGTTTGCTACTTATTAGAAAAACCTTGTACAATAGTAGTAAATGGTACATATAAAATTCTTGAAGATGAGAGTGATGATGGTGGAAATAAAGTCAGCATCTCTCTTCAATCTTGGCCACAATTTTCAAATCAAGAGACTATAGATATAATTCCTAGTTGGATTGTTACTCTTGTAGAACCAAGTGAACAAATAAAGAAAATGTATGAAACTCAAGTATTAGGATTAAACAAAGAGGAAAAAGAAAATGATCAAAGTATTGTACTTGCTGAACAATCAGATTCTGATCAGCAAAATTGAAGAGGTTACTTCTGAACTTGGAGAACCTGATTGTAAACTAATTGATCCTTATCTTATCAAAGATAATCCAATTTCAGAATTGCAAAAAGTTTTAGAACCATTTTTAGTTGGTGTTACTAAGCAAAATACATTTATGATGAGTTCGGATAAGATTCTTACACTCGCTGATCCCACTCCAACTCTGCTTGAAAAATACGAGGACTTGATTAAAGAATGAGATTTTACACTAATGTTCAATTGATTGGAAATCAATTTTTGGTTCGTGGAGTAGAGAATGGTAAAAGATTTGAGATAAGAGATGAGTTCTTCCCAACTCTTTATGTAAAAACTAAAAAAGATTCTAAGTATAGAACATTAGGTGGAGAAGCAGTAGAACCAATCAATCCAGGTACAGTTAAGGATTGTCGTGAGTTCTATAAAAAATATGATGAGATTGATGGATTTGAGATCTATGGAAATGATCGATATATCTATCAATATATCTCAGAAAAGTATCCAGAGGATGAAATTAAGTTTGACATTAGTAAAATCAAACTTGTAACTTTGGATATTGAGGTCGCATCGGAGCAAGGATTCCCTGATGTTGAATCTTGTTCTGAAGAAATTCTTGCAATCACTATTCAGGATTATACAACCAAAGAAATTGTTACTTGGGGAGTTAAACCATTTAACAATAAGCAAAGTAATGTGACGTATCATTGCTGTTCAAGTGAATATGATCTTCTCAATAGTTTTATCAATTATTGGATGGTTGATGTTCCAGATGTGGTGACTGGTTGGAACATTCAGTTGTATGATATTCCTTATATCTGTAAGAGACTGAATCGTGTTCTTGGTGAGAAACTAATGAAGCGTTTCTCTAACTGGGGACTTGTAACTGAAGGAGAAATCTACATCAATGGACGCAAGCACACAACATTTGATGTTGGTGGAATGACTCAACTCGATTATCTTGACCTTTATAAGAAGTTTACTTATAAGGCACAGGAATCATATCGTCTCGATTACATTGCCGAAGTTGAACTCGGACAGAAGAAACTTGATCACTCCGAGTTTGATACCTTCAAGGATTTCTATACTCAAGGATGGCAGAAGTTTATTGAATATAACATCGTTGACGTAGAACTTGTTGACCGTTTGGAAGACAAGATGAAGTTGATTGAACTTGCTTTGACGATGGCATATGACGCGAAAGTGAATTACGCTGACGTGTTCTATCAAGTTCGAATGTGGGATAACATTATCTACAATTATCTCAAGAAACGGAACATTGTCATTCCTCCGAGAAGTAAAACTCAAAAGAATGAAAAGTATGCAGGTGCTTATGTAAAAGAACCAAAACCAGGCATGTATGATTGGGTCGTTAACTTCGACTTGAATAGTCTATATCCACACTTGATTATGCAATTCAATGTAAGTCCAGAAACTCTTGTAGACGAAAAGCATCCAACGGTAACTGTTGATAAGATTCTGAATAAAGAAATTACATTTGAAATGTATAAGGACTATGCAGTTTGTGCAAATGGTGCAATGTTCCGCAAAGACGTTCGTGGATTTCTTCCTGAATTGATGGATAAAATGTATCAAGATCGTGTCATCTTTAAGAAGAAGATGATTGAAGCAAAGAAAGAGTATGAGAAGACCAAGAATAAAGAACTTGTAAAAGAGATTGCTCGCTGTAACAATATTCAGATGGCAAAGAAGATTTCTCTCAACTCTGCTTATGGTGCGATTGGTAACCAGTATTTCCGTTATTATAAACTTGAAAATGCTGAAGCAATCACTTTAAGTGGTCAGGTTGCAATTCGTTGGATTGAGAGTAAAATGAATAATTACATCAATAAACTTCTTAAAACTCAGGACGTTGATTATGTTATTGCTTCAGATACTGACTCCATTTATCTTAATATGGGCCCTCTGGTTGAAACTGTATACAAAGGAAGAGAGAAAACTACTGAAAGCATTGTTTCGTTCCTTGATAAGGTCTGTAAGGTGGAACTTGAAAAATATATTGAAGGTTGCTACCAAGAACTGGCGGATTATGTGAATGCATATGATCAGAAAATGCAGATGAAGCGTGAGAACATTGCTGACCGTGGAATCTGGACTGCTAAGAAGCGTTATATCCTGAACGTATGGGACAGTGAAGGTGTTCGTTATGAAGAACCTAAACTGAAAATGATGGGTATTGAAGCAGTTAAATCTTCAACTCCTGCACCTTGTCGTAAGATGATTAAGGATGCACTCAAACTAATGATGAGTGGAACCGAAGATGAAGTAATTGAGTTTATTGATAAATGTCGCCGTGAATTCAGGACACTTCCTCCAGAATCCATCTCTTTTCCACGGTCAGCTTCTGATGTTCAAAAGTATTCATCCTCTTCAAACATCTATGCACCCAAAACACCTATTCAAGTTAGAGGAGCACTTCTATTCAATCATTATATTAAACAAAATAAACTTACTAATAAGTATTCATTAATTCAGAATGGTGAAAAAGTTAAGTTTGTCTATCTGAAAAAACCCAATCATATTCACGAAAATGTTATTTCTTTCATTCAGGAGTTTCCAAAAGAACTCAATCTTGACAAATACATAGATTATGACTTACAATTTGAGAAAGCATTTCTAGAACCACTCAAGATTATTCTTGATTCGATTGGGTGGAGTGTAGAAAAAACAGTAAACCTTGATTCGTTTTTTGCGTAATGGATTTACCTATAACAGAAATTGAATTTAAAAAAATCTTAGAAATTCTTAAAAATTCTAGTGAAAAACAGATATACGCAAAATTGTGGTCTTTTAACATTAATAGGAAAAAATAATTATGGACTTTCTTAAAGACATTGTAAAAGAAATTGGTGATGACTTTACTAAGTTAGCATCGGATATTGTTGAGACTGAAACTTATGTTGACACGGGTTCGTACATTTTTAATGCACTGGTTTCAGGTAGTGTATTTGGTGGTGTATCTGGCAATAAGATTACTGCTATTGCTGGAGAGTCTAGTACTGGAAAAACTTTCTTTTCTCTCGCTGTGGTTAAGAATTTTCTTGATTCTCACCCCGATGGTTATTGTCTCTACTTTGATACTGAGGCTGCTATTACTAAGTCACTTGTAGAATCCCGTGGAATTGATACTTCTCGTCTTGTTGTTGTTAATGTTGTTACAATTGAGGAGTTTCGTACAAAAGCACTTAAAGCGGTAGACCTTTACTTAAAAAAACCTGAAGGTGAACGCAAACCTTGTATGTTTGTGCTAGACTCTCTTGGTATGCTTTCCACTGAGAAAGAAATCACTGATGCACTGAACGATAAACAAGTTCGTGATATGACTAAATCTCAACTTGTTAAAGGTGCATTCCGAATGCTCACACTTAAACTAGGTCAAGCAAATGTTCCACTCATTGTCACAAATCATACATACGATGTCATCGGAGCTTACGTACCAACGAAGGAAATGGGAGGAGGTTCTGGACTCAAATACGCAGCAAGTACAATCATTTATCTCAGCAAAAAGAAAGAGAAGGATGGAACAGAAGTGGTTGGCAATATTATCAAAGCTAAGACTGCTAAGTCGCGTTTGAGTAAGGAAAATAAAGATGTTGAAGTCCGTTTGTATTATGATGAGCGCGGTCTTGATCGTTACTATGGTCTTCTGGAACTTGGTGAGATTGGTGGACTCTGGAAGAATGTAGCAGGACGATATGAGATGGATGGTAAGAAAATCTATGCCAAACAAATTCTTGCAAATCCCGAAGAATACTTCACTGAAGAAGTAATGCAAAAACTAGATGAGATTGCAAGAGAAGAATTTAGTTATGGATCTTAAGTCTATTCCACTATTTCCAATTCCAATATCTGTTTGTAATTTTGGTAAAAATTTACATGATTTAAATGTAAAATTAGTAGAGGATACTTTACTTGAAAAAAATAAAGATCCAAAAGGTGAAGATCATAGTAATTTTGGTGGATGGCACAGTAAGACTGACTTGGAAAAAAAATATGAAAGTTATAAAGAACTTTCTAAAATTCTAACAAAATATGGAAATACATATTGCAAACAATATGGTTATAAAGAAGGATTGGTGTGTAATGATCTTTGGGCGAATGTTAACCAAAGTGGAGATTTAAATTTTATGCACCATCATGGCACTACTGCACTTGCTGGTGTTTATTATCCAATCGAATCAATTGTTGGTGACGACTGGAGGTTTAATTATACTGACGACAATCCAATAAAAGCAGGAACTTGGAATAATCAAGATGGAGGAACATTAGTATTTCAAGATCCTTCATATGGAATGAAAGTCCACTTGATTAAAGACCAGTCTTCACCTTATAATGTAGACTTCTATCACGTTTATCCTACATCATCTATTTTAGTTTTGTTTCCAACTTATCTTCTACATATGGTTCTTCCCTTTAGAGAAAATAAAGTTAGGATGAGTATATCTTTTTCTTTTAACTATGGATAAAATTGAATTTCTAATTCTACGAAATCTACTGAACAATGAGGACTATGTAAGAAAAGTAATACCTTTCATTAAATCTGAATACTTTGAAGATTACAATCAAAAGATTGTATTTGAAGAAATCTTAAACTTTGTAAGTGAATATAATCAACTTGCAACTAAAGAAGTTCTTTGTATTGAAGTCGAAAAAAGAACAGATATTAATGAGCAGTCTTTCAAAGAGATTGTTCAACTTATTTCTTGTTTAGAAGATGTTCCAGTAGAACCTGGTTGGTTAATTGATACTACTGAAAAGTGGTGTCGTGATCGTGCCATTTATCTGGCACTTATGGAATCTATTCACATTGCAGATGGAAATGACGAAAAGAAGAATCGTGACAGTATTCCTTCTATTCTTTCTGATGCTCTTGCTGTAAGTTTTGATAATCATGTAGGTCATGATTATCTCCAAGATTATGAACAACGCTACGAATCGTATCACAAAAAGGAGGATAAAATTGAATTTGATCTTGAATACTTTAACAAAATCACGAAAGGTGGTCTCCCTAACAAAACTCTTAACATCGCTCTTGCTGGTACGGGCGTCGGCAAGTCTCTATTCATGTGCCATGTGGCTAGCTCCGTCTTGCTCCAAGGGAGGAACGTTCTGT